GCTTGGGGTGGCGACGAGGGCGTTGCTTGGGCGCAAAAGAAACTTGATCAAATTGATAATGAAAAAACACGTTAAAATATACCTTGATTATTTCGGTTACGGAATAGAGGACTTTATACCCTGTGAGGCTTGCGGATCAAAGGCAGTAGATATTCATCACATAGACGCAAGGGGAATGGGCGGATCAAACAAGGCAGATACGATTGAAAACTTACAGGCATTATGTAGGCAATGCCACGTTGTAATGGGGGATACAAAGACGCACTATGATTATTTAAAAGACATTCATAATAAAAAAATAGATGGCAAAGGTTAAAAGTGATTCAAAAAAGGTTAATTTTGGTAAAAGGAAACGAGGACACGCAAAGAAATCCTTTAACAAACATAGCTCTAAACCAAAAGCATATAGAGGTCAGGGCAGGTAAAACCAAAACCTATGATAAAAAAAGTCAAGATTACGGAAGTAATTGCTAACCCTAACAATCCCCGTTTAATTAAAGATGAAAAGTTTAAAAAATTAGTAAAGTCAATACAAGACTTTCCTGATATGTTAAACGTCCGCCCTATTGTAGTTAACAAAGATATGGTTGTACTTGGCGGCAATATGCGCCTAAAGGCAATTAAGGAAGCAGGGCATACAGAGGTCGCAGTTGAAATAGTTGATTGGAACGAGCAGCAGCAAAAAGAATTTATTGTAAAGGATAACGTAGGATATGGCGAGTGGGATTGGGATGACCTGGCTAACAATTGGGATGCACAAGAGTTAACTGATTGGGGTTTAGATATACCAAACTTTGATGCAACTGTAATAGAGGCAGAGGAAGATGACTTTGCCGTTCCAGATGGCGGTATTGAAACGGACATAGTATTAGGCGATTTATTTGAGATAGGCGAACACAGATTACTTTGTGGCGATAGTACAGATAGCGACCAAGTGGCAAAGTTAATGAACGGACAAAATGCAGATATGTCATTTACGAGTCCACCTTACAATGCAGGTAAAAGCGAGGCTTTAAGTGGTAATACACATACAACTGATAACAAGTACAAAGAATACAACGATAATCAAACAAAAGACAATTATTTAAATTTATTGATAGGATTTACAAATAACGCAATATTGTATAGTGATTATTTGATTTGTAACATACAAAGTTTAGCCGGTAACAAAATAGCATTAATTGAATACCTAAATGAATACAAAGATAATTTTATAGATGTTGCAATTTGGGATAAAGGACACGGTCAGCCCGCAATGGCTGAAAATGTAATGACATCTGCTTGGGAGTATATGTTCTTTATATCTTCTAAAGATAAAGCGTCAAGAGCAATACCTAATGCAAATTTTAGGGGAACAGTTACAAATATATACAGAGGCAAACCAAATAGAAATAATGAATTTTCTCACGTTCACGCTGCAACTTTCCCAATAGATTTACCAGAATGGGCATTACAATTTACAAAAGAAGGACACATCGTATTAGATCAATTTTGTGGGACAGGAACAACAATGGTAGCTTCACATCAACTTAAACGCAAATGCTATGGTATGGAACTTGATCCTAAATATTGCCAAGTGATTGTAGATAGAATGCAAAAACTTGATCCTACTTTAATAGTAAAAAGAAACGGACAAGCGTATATAAAAACAGAACAATAACAGAATGAGCAAAGAACATTTAATACCATTTAAGCCAGGCGAATCAGGTAATCCAAACGGGCGACCGCGTAAATACGTCAGCCTATTAAAAGAGCAAGGCTATAAATTAAGCGAAATAAACGATACAATTCAAGTGATGATGTCAATGGATATGGAGGAACTTAAAAAGGTTTGGGATAATCCAAAGGCTACGATATTAGAAAAGACTATTGCAGCAGCTATGCGTAAGTCTTTAGAAAAGGGCAGCTTATATTCTTTAGATACTTTGCTAACCAGAGTATATGGCAAGCCTAAAGAACAAATGGACATTCAGCAAGACACAAGGATTGAGGTTGTATTTGTTGAAGGTAAAACTATTTTATAGTGCGCATAGAATTACCAAATCCGCATATAAACCAAAAGAAGATATTAGAATGCGATAGGCGTTTTATTGTCGTTATGTGCGGAAGGCGTTTTGGTAAATCAGAACTATCACAAATACTTGCAATTAGCGAAGCAATCAAAGGCGGTCAAGTTGCATACATAACGCCAACGTATAAATTGGCTAAGGCGTTTTTTGAAAGGCTTACGGCTGCACTTCCTTTTAAAAACAATATCAGTAACTTAAAGATATATTGCCCTAATAACGGATCAATTGAATTTTATACAGGGGAACGATTAGACAATTTAAGAGGGCGCAAGTTTCATTTAGTTATCATTGACGAGGCAGCTTTTATCCCTGACTTAGAATCAGGATGGCAGAATAGCATACGCCCAACGTTAACCGATTATCAAGGCAAGGCGGTATTCCTATCCACGCCCAGAGGCAAGAACTTCTTTTACTCTATGTTTATGAAACAAGGGGAAAATGATTGGCAATCTTTTAAATTTAGTACCTATGATAATCCATATATCAATACAAGGGAAATAGACGAAGCAAGATTGCAATTGCCAGAGGTTGTATTTGAACAGGAATATCTTGCAAACCCTGCTGAAAATAGTGCTAACCCTTTCGGTAATGCCTTTATTCAAAGATGTATTAAACCAATATCAGCGCAGCCAATAGTAGCTTATGGGATTGACCTTGCTAAGTCTGTTGACTTTACAGTTATTATAGGGCTTGATAATGGTGGTAACGTGGCTTATTTTGACCGCTTCCAAATGGATTGGCATAACACTAAGGCAAACATTAAAAGGCTTCCTATTGCGCCTATATTAGCAGATAGCACGGGGGTTGGCGATCCTATCCTTGAGGACTTGATTAGGGAGGGCGTAAACATAGAAGGCTTAAAGTTTACAAGTCAATCAAAGCAGCAACTAATGGAGGGCTTGGCACAGGCAATCCAACAGAATAAAATAGGCTATCCAGAGGGGGTAATCGTTGACGAATTGGATGTATTTGAATATCAGTTTACGGCTAATGGCGTAAGGTATTCTGCACCTTCAGGATTCCACGACGATTGCGTTATGGCATTGGCTTTAGCCTGGCAGAACTTTAACTATAAAAGGGGATCAGGGCGATACGCCTTTGCTTAATTACCGCTTATCCTTTATATTTACCGCTTATCATATTTTTAAATAAATATTTACAAGATGTATAGAATATGTATAAAAGTTGTATATTTGAATCCTAAACCAAAACAAATATGAACAAATTAAAAACCTTACAGGAAAAAAGAAACGAGCAATACAAAGCGGAAAGCCTAAGTGGTAAATGGTTCTGGTATATTATGGGCGCTGCTTTATTATTAACGGCTTTAATAGAAAATTTATAACTATGCCATATTCAACTTGCTGCGGAGCACATACCACAATGGAAGAAATAGATATTTGTCCTGACTGCTTAGAACATTGCGATTGGGAAGATGAGGACGAGGAGGAGGAAACATCACAAGAGGAATTAGAACAAGATAGGGAAACGGATCGCTTGTTAGAACAAGAACAAATAAACAAATTATAAATCTTGACCACCCTATTTTAAATATTAATAACCTGATAGTAATTAGTGAAACTTGGGGTGGTTATTTTAAATCTATTTTATGACAAAGAACAATTATTTAATGGGGCAGGAATATATGATCCGCCTGGAAAATGAGTTGCTTATAGAAAGGATTGCAAAGATTGAAAAGGAATTAGGCTTAAAAGAAAAAGAAAATAAAGAGTTAAGGATTCAAATAAAAATGCTAAATTTAGCAATGGCAGATGTATCGTAAAACCTATACTATGATAACTAACTTTGAGGAAATCACAAAGGAATTAACAGAGGACGAAAAGAAACTTGTACCTATAATTATCAAGGGCTTAAATACTAAGACCAAAGACAATTCTATTAAGGCTGCGGATATTGTAAACGCAATAAACGAAAATAAAGATAGGTACGGCATTAAACTATTCAGCGAGCCAAGATTAAGGAAGATAATTAACTTCATACGATCAGAAGGCATACTTCCTGTTATAGGTACATCAAACGGATACTATTGCACAAAGGATCGGGTGGAATTACTAAACCAGATTGAAAGCCTGACACAAAGGGCGGAGGCAATAATGACAAGCGCAAACGGACTAAAAAAATTTATATTATGAAACAATTAATTGACCTTAGGGATTGGGTGGATCAGCAATGCAAGTCAGGGCAGCCTTTTACTTGCGCAGACGTATTAAATAAGATTGACACAATTTTAGAAACAGAAGAGGATTTCCAAGAACTTTTTGTAACTTCGGCTTATGAAATGGAATAACATTAGCGTTTGGCAGTATCAGAATATTGTTAAAACACTTGCAAATAAACAAGAGGATGAAATAGAAAAGTCCTTTAAACTTATAGGCATAGTTTACAATATGACTGAAAATCAGGTAGATAGCTTAACCCAAGCGGAATACAAGGCAAAGCTAAAGGAATGCGATTTTTTAAATAGTATGCCAGAGGGCAAGCCTGTAAATGTTATAAAAGTAAATGGCAAAAGATACCGATTGATTTATGATGTTACAAGGATGCCATTCGGAAGATATGTAGAAAGCAAAGCATTTGTAGGGGATATATACGGCAACCTGCATAAGTTAGGTGCTACAATGGTAATGCCACAAAAAAGGAATTGGCTTGGATTTTGGGTTGATGATAAGTACGACGCGGCGAAGCACGAAGATTATGCAGACGATATTTTACAAGCTAATTTTCAAGACGTTTATTTTTCGTTGGTTTTTTTTTATCAAGTATTCAGAAATTGGATAGAAGTTACAAGGGATTATTTGGTAGCCAAGATGATGATGACGGGGCAGACGAAAGCCCAATGCAGCCAAGTGGTAACAGATTTATGCAGTATTTTGGATGGCATTATTCAGCCAAACTTATTGCCGACCACGAAAATATCAGAGTTGAGGAAGTTTATGACAGATTAACAATAGAGGCTTTAAATACATTGTCTTATCTAAAAGCAAAAGCGGATTACGATCGGGAGTTACATAGGAGTTTATAGATTTGTGGTTTACCCCTGCCTATATGGTGGGGGTTTTTTGTGCGGTATATTTAAGCCGTTTATCTATTTATTGTTATGAGTATTAGTCAAGCACAGGCAAAGGCGATAGCAGATGGCTTTTTAAGCACATTAGGGGAACAAAGAACTGTTACTCCTGATATGCCTGTAATTGAAGCAATCCTTCTAAAATACGGCGCAGAATTTCAACAGGAGGCTATCGATAATTTGAACGCAAACAAATCAATTGCATCTGGTAATATAGCGGACATAAGATTTCAGGTTACTAAGTTTGGCACTACTTATACTTTGTCAATGGGTTACCCTAAGAATGAGCCAGCATCTAAGTATTGGGATTTTGTCAATCAGGGTGTAAAGGGAACTAAAAACATAAAGGCAGACAATAAAACGCCATACGCTTTTAAGAGTAGTAAAAAGTCAATACCTGTATCAGTTGTCGAGGGGTGGCTTAAATACAATAAACTTAAAACAGTTGCAGTAAAAAAATATAGCAAGCTCGGAGTAGAATCAAAAGCAATAGACAGTAAAAAGAGTTTAGCGGCTTCAATAGCAAAGTCAATACATAGGAAAGGTTTAAGATCAACCAGGTATTTTGATAAGGCAAGGGATAGCGTATTTGGAACTGCTTTTGAAAAGGTTATGAGTGCAGCATTAGGATTTGATGTTGAAATAAAAATTAAACAAATAGCAAACGAAATAAAAGATGGCAATAACAATAGAAAGTAGTCCTGCAACTTATAGCAGTATGCACGATGACCTTTGGTTTGTAGCGAGTTCTACAAATGTAGGCGAAACTTCCTTTAAGTTTATTTATGATATATTCATAGATGGCGCACAGGTAAGCAGAACAAAAATATATCCAGCACCAAGCGCAGAGGGCAGCTATGGTATTTACAATGCAAGTCCTGTGGTAAGGGCTTATGTTCAAAACTATTTTGAGCCTTCTGGTAGTTCAATCCTTGTGGCTACTAACAATAAGATCAAGGTTGATTATCAATATAGGGTAGGTGAGGAATATCTAAATGCATCAGGATCAATAAGCAATTTTAATTTAGCTTCTGGAAATGTAAGTGCTTATAATTACTACCCACCTTTATTTGCTGACATTCTATTTGTAAACAATAACACGCCTTTGGTTTTATCTGATTACTATGACAACTTACTTTTAGAAAATTACACGGATGATTGGCTTACAGAAAGGGATA